AGTGTTATTTGACCCGGGAGGAAAAAATCCGTATAAAGAGGCATCGCGGGCGTAAACCCGCACAAATAAACATCATGCATATACTCCCAACTGACATCTCCAGAAACATCTACAAGATGGCAATCAAAGCAAAGAACGAAGCTAATAGGTTGCAGATTTGTGCAACCATCTGGTCCGTCATTCACTTCGTCTATAACAGCAGGGTGTCGTACACTGAAATCCCATTATTTGAAGGGGCTCTGAAAAATCTTTACATAACTGTGTTCAACGTTGACAAAATTAACCAGTGCAATGGTCTTATCACAACGCGAATGGTGTTTTTTATTGACGATGATGAATTCGAGGTGACACATGACGATTACGCGGGAGACGCAGACGTATGCATGTATGTTATCAACAAGCACGGACGGTATGCAGATGCAGCAAGCGACGCGTTTTTTCAGTGTTTTCCAAATGGTATGGTCTATTAATTTTTACAATGTAACTTACTCGAGCAAATGATTCAAAGGCTGGCAACAGTTGACGATATCCCTAAAAAACTCATACTTTTCGCAGGTTTCATTATCAGAGGTCATATTTGGATATGACTGGTAAAAAACGGACAGTTGGAACTACCGGTTAATTACCTGACCTGAGACCTTTTTCCCACGATTCCAATATACTCTTGCGGTCCGCATTTGTTGACGGCGCGCTTGGTATCACCGAACATAGTCTTGCCATACAGCTTGACGAACCTTTCGACACCAGTCAAGTATACTCCGTCATACACCCCATCCAGGAACAACGAAGAGTGTTTTCCATCTTTCGTTACGACCGTGGGGTTGGCTTTGACAATGGCGTCGAGTGCCTCTCTCTTGACAAACATCACATCAGCTACTTTGATGCTCTTGATCTTCGCATATCCATTTTCGTCTGGAATTCCCCCGAGAGAAAGATTATACACAGCCCCGGTGTTCTGTAAAGATTCTGCGGTATTTGCAATATTCTCCTTCACACGGTCCCAATCGATCGTGGGCAGGGGGTGGATACCTACCACGACGTCCTTATCAGAATTAAATGCTTCCAGGGCAAAATCACCAGGAACGCCAGTAGAGAAGTTGATGATGTACACGGCCTCGAAGCCCTTCTCGGCGTAGAGAGCAGAGAGAGCCTCGTTGTTCGACTTGTAGAACCTTAAGTCAGCCTGGAAACCATTCGAAGATGTCATGAGGACCATCTGGAGGTTCAGAATAGACACGCATGCTTGCAGTGCCATGTCCCCGCGTCCCTCGGTGATGATAGCGATGATTACACGGGGAGGCTGTTTGGCGATGGTGCTCATGTTGTGCTATTATGTATAGATGTTATTATTTTAAGTTATTATAAACGATTTGTCAACACGGCGTATTATACTTCGTTTTGTCAATATGATGGCACAATCGTATTGACAAAACATAATTACAAACTCATGTATACTCAAATAATTAACCAAGTGTGATACGCTCCAAAATATTTCCAGAGAACACATGAGTACCCGTATGGCTGAGTGGGGTGGTAATATCGGCATACACAACACCGCCCATTTCTTGCCACCTGCGACAGAACGCGTAGTCCTCGGACAGGAACCTCTTGGTCTTCTTGTCGATGCTGCATGCAAAAATGGCGATGTAATCGGCGACGTGTTGGCCCTGAATGTCATTGACGGCGAATAGCTCCTCTTTGTAGTGTTCGTACATCCTCTCAATCATCCCGCGCTTCATCATAAGGAAGCCCGTTGCAACATCCAGAACCTTGACGAACCCGTTGTCATGGGGGTCGTTGGAGATCAGGTTGATGTTGAAGTCCAGGCCCATCTGGCGAATGTCCTCGGGGGCTCCCTTGGCAACTTTTTCCTTGACGAGATCCCAGTTGATGCTCTTCTTGGGGTAGACGGCGCTAGTACAGTCCTTGTCAAATTCCACAAGGCGGAGGACGGACTCGGGGTTGAAACCGATGTCCGCATCGATGAACATCATGTGAGTGAACTGAGGCTGCTGAAGAAACCTTTTTACGAGGATGTTTCTGGCACGTTCGATCAAGGACTCGTTGCCGACGAAGTCCATGTATATTTGGACTCCGCGCTGAGCACACAGGGCCTGTAGGGCAATCAGACTCGCCGCGAAGGAGTTGGTCATCATACATGCGTAACAAGGGATGCCGAGGAAAATGCTGACCTTCTTCTGGGATGTGAAGGTTGTTTTTGTAAACGTGACTGGTTTGGGTGCGGCAACTGGCTTGGCGGAGCGGGGGGCGACAACTTCGATAGGGAGCTCGATGATGTCGGTGAACGCCATTGTGTCGTTCGTGTCTGTTATGTATATAAGTTATTTTTTATGGCGTATTTACGCACCGACGCTATTGGTGTTTTCTCTAGAAAAAAAATATGTACTAATATGTATACAGCATGGCAGACCAAGTACAATTCGAAATTAAACTAAAGGAGAATGCCTCGGCCGGGTTTACCATAGCACACGTTCCCAACAACTCTATATTTCCCGTGTTTATCAGCAAGACTCGTGAAATCTCCAATGTCAATCCCAATATGTGCGGATCTCCCACCGACGTGATTTTCACTTTCAGAGCCCCCAAGGGGAAGTACCAGATTGCTTTCGTGAAGAGTCGCTCTTGGGAGAAGGATACTTCCCAAACTTTCACAGTGGATGTAGACGTATGACAAAAATATAATAATTGTTATAGTAAATATGGCGCCCAAATGTACGTATCCCGCGCCGGCAAAGGACCTAATAGAGTGGAAAGGGATGCTATATTACCCACCAAAGCGAATCACAAAACGAGTATGGATTGGTTCCGAGGCTACTGCCGCGGATAAAGATTTCCTCCGCAAGCATAACATAAAGTTCATCGTGAACTGCTCGCCAGACATTCCTAGGTTTTCCGACATTCCGATGCTCAGGGTTCCGGTGTATGACGACGCGTCCGATGCCAGCAAGATGGTCAAGTATTTTGGAATTTCTAGCGTGGCGATTAGAGACGTTACTCGCTACAACGGGAACGTCCTAGTACACTGCCGGGCGGGGCAGAATAGAAGCTCGACGGTCGTGGCAGCGTATTTGATGACAATCAAGAAGATTGGATACATAGAAGCCATGAAGCTGATACGCGCGAGGAAATGTGAAACGTTTCGCCCAAGTAACTTCACATCATCTTTAAAAGAATATCAGCAAAAACTAATAGAAAACGGTGGTGTTATAAAACCTAAAAAAAAAGTCCAAACCCAGAAGAATACTAACGCTAATGTCAAACAAAAGAGTAAGAAGAAAAAATAGAACTCTTGGCACGAACACGGTATATATTCGCCATCAGTAGGTGGTGCTAACAAAAGACATTCATTTGAAAACGTTGAAAGCGTTGAAAACTCATATCGGCAATTACCATGAAATAATTTTTGGAGCAAGAATTGACGCACATTTTAACCCAAGACCGGACAGCGCTGCAATCGAAAGTTTATCTGAGAAAGAATCAGATACCATTCTCGCGGCTATATTCATGATAAGAAAGATAACGCCGAATTTGATGAGATTTTCCACAGTGGGAGCCATGCCCCCGACGAGGAATATGACTGCGGAATATGTCATTATCAAAAAGAATGTCTCCGTCACCGCCTGGCGTCCACACCCGATCGGGTTCATCCTGCACCAGCTGGTCGTGTTATTCAGAAAGTTGTTCTGGAGAGGTTGGGGGATAGGGAGAGAATATTTTTTTTCGAGTTCGTCCAAAGCCTTGTTCATTTGATATAATGTAAATATTTTATTACAGCGTTTATTAGTTTAAATTAAATAGTATGTATATATATTAGTTGATGTATTCATCGGATAATAGTAAGATATACGACGAGGAGTATATTCGGTTCGCCAAGCCAGAAGAGGTTGGGATGGCTAAGAAATGTTTTCAGTCTACCTCCAAACCCGTGGAAATGAGCTTTGATTTCCTGTATACACCCCCATCGGGCACCGTCAACATCCCTCAAAAAATTGAAAAGGTAGAGGAGGGTATCACCCCCATCGGCGTCAGGGGTACTGGTACAGCCAGTGAGGGGACATTTGTTCAACTCCTTTCGAGAGGCCCCCAAGATGTGTATTTGACCTACAATCCAGAGATAAGTTTGTTCAAGCGCATATACAAAAGGTATACGAACTTCGCCGTCGAGCAGATGGAAGAGAAATTCTCCACGACTGTGCGTTTCGGCACCAAGAACACGATCACCGTGACTAAGCGCGGTGACCTTATCGGTTCTATGTTTTTGAGGGTTGTTCTCCCCAATCTGGGAATTGTAGGAGGGACGTGGAAAGATACGATGGGATACAACATCCTCGCAGCAACCGTATTGCGGATTGGGGATACGCGAGTACAAACGCTCGAAGGACTCTGGTTGGATATCGACGACAAGCTTTTTTGCCCGGACGCCAAATACGCAGGGATAAGTAAGTTGGTAAAAAGAGGCGAAGTACTGACCACTGACAAAGAATGGGAATTGTTAGTTCCTCTGAAGTTTTTTTGCTGCAAAAACACGACTTCGAAGCAGCAGTTCATCCCAGCGTACAGCTT